TGCCGCATCTGCTGCGGGGAATGTCGCTTCCCTTTCAATCTTCATGGCAACAGGTGTCCTTGCAAACGGTACATATACCGAACTCGGTCTTTTTGCGGGAAATCAGTTGTTCGCTCGATCCATTATCAGCCCGTCGTATGTGAAAGGAACAAATCAAGACACTACGATCGAATATCAAATAACAGTCACAAACTAATTTTATGAGATCATCACAAGTCAATGCCGGTGATACCGGAACAATAGGTCAATACAACAACTTGCGTGACGATGCGAAAGCGTCTTCATGGCTTTTGCCGCATCAGCAAAGCACTCCGAACCTGACCGTGTACGTTGAAGCGGGTGTCTACTATTTCAACAACACAAGATATGAATTCGCAGGCGGAAACTCGCCTTCTTTCACTGCGCCTTCAACAAACCCGCGCATTGACATTTTGAGTATCAACTCATCAGGAACACTGGTCCGAACTGCAGGTGCTGAAAACGCTTCGCCTGTTGCGCCACAGCTTCCCGCAGACAACTTCCCTATTTGTCAGATATACAACCGCGTTTCTCAAACGCAGATATATGATACTGATCAAGGAGCAGGAAAAGGATATATATACAAAGACATTCGTCAGACAATGACAGCATTGAAGCCCGTATTCGGCGGAACCGGTGCTGACGGTGGTCTTGTTATCACTTCAGGAACAACGACAGTTGATTGTGCCGGTGCAAGAATTAAAATCCTGAACTACAATTCAATTTCAATCACTGGATCAGGAAAACTAGGCTTTATAAACCCACACGCAAACGGAACGGTTATTGTCATAAAATGTAAAAATGACTGTACGTTGACATCATCTTCAGCACCGATGATCGATGCTTCAGGAATGGGTGCAGCAGGTTCAGCAACATCTGTTCAGGCATCTTCAGGATCAAACAACTGGGGAGGAGCAGGGAACGACGGCCTCACATATTCAAACATACAAACAAAAGCTGCGAACCAACAGACCGGCGGAGCTACTGGCGAACTCGCAACAAATGTCATGGGTGGAATATCTGCTATACCTCATTCAATACTTGCAAAATACTCAAAATTATTTGTTGGTGCAGGTGGAGCAAGTGGAAACGCATCTTTTGTTTCTGGTACTGGGTTAGTTACAGGAGGAACAGCAGGTCGTGGAGGCGGTGGACTTATCATCGAAGTTGCAGGAGCGGTAAACTTTACAACCGCGAACGGTATTTCTGTAAACGGACAAAATGGTGGGAACGGTTCAATTACAGGAGGAACACCATTCGCACATGCTGGTGGTGGAGGCGGTGGAGGCGGTGGTTTCATTATTTTCTTGTACAACATTTTGACATCGTTTTCAGGTTCAATGACAGCTACTGGCGGTATTGGCGGAAATGCAAAACTTAATTCATCTGCAAACGGTACAGGAGGCGGTGGAGGCGGAAGCGCAACCAATGCAGGAAATTCAGGGACAAACACAACGACGGACGGTGCAAAAAACGGTGCTGACGGTGGTGCAGGTCTAACATATAATGACCTGAACACTGAATTTTACTAATATGAACAAAACAGCCGAACAACTCGAACAAGAAAGGTATGAACTCCGCATCATAAACGGGGAACTTGAACGTCAGGAGGCAATCGAAGAATTGAAGAAAAAGCATATGATCAGCGGGACCATTGCTGAACAAAAAGCAACGGTCGCTGAAAAACGTGACGCAGTCGAAGTCGAGATTGCGCGAATTGAGGAAGCCGAAGCGTCGGAGCCTCAAAATTTATCAAAGTAATTTTTCTATATTATGAAAAAAAACACGACACAAAAAAGAGGAATGGGAGTGTTCCTCAACGAACATGACGATCGCGACATCTTCGTTCATGAATTCATTGCGCCTGTTGCAGCAGTGCAGCTTCCCGCTGAATTCCTCCCGGATCAGTCACACATGACGATATACGATCAGGGTTCAAAAGGAACCTGCGTCGCACATCAGATTGCGAGTGAAAAACAGGATCAGGAATATCGAGAGATCGGGAAGTCACTCGACTTCTCACGTCGATATATCTATTCGTTCACACGCAAGGAAATGGGCCTTCCTGACAACAACGAAGGTCTTTTTCCCCGTACTGCTGACAAGGTCCTCGTTTCGAAGGGTATCAGTACGACTGACAAGGTCCCTGAAGACGCAAAAACGCACGCAGAATATGTCGCAATCACCATTTCCGATGAAGTGGTCACAGACGCTACAAAGTACCGCGTGGCGGACAATTTTGCGTTCGTAGCGGTCGAGGAAGCAGCAATCAAGCAGGCACTGATCAACTTCAAGGGCATTGGGTGTTCCCTCCCCTACTCCCCCGCTTGGTTCAACGCCTCAAAACCCTCATATACACTGGGTAAACCGGTAGGGGAGGGGATAACAGGGTGGCATCGCACCAGACTCAACGGCTTCAGAACAGTGAACAGACGGCTTCAAATCCGCTTCCAAAACTCATGGTCGAAGTCATGGGGTGATAATGGAATGGCATTCTTCGACTTCGAGGACTTCAAGCCTTTCATGCGCGATCTTTCGGTGTATGTCGACGTTCCGTCGAAGATACTCGAAAAGGTGAAGGAAACACCGTTTGAATTCAAGATTGACCTGAAGCGCGGAATGTCAGGATATGACGTCGCACAACTTCAGAAGCGTCTTGCAAAAGAGGTTTCATTCCCCTATCCTGCAGACGGAATTTTCGGTCCTCGAACTGAAAAAGCCGTGAAGGAATATCAGGTGAAGAAAAAGATCACACCGGTGTCAGGCATCGTTGGTCCAAAGACTCGCGCTGCATTGAACGGGACAGGCATCATCAAAGAACTGACCGCGAAGAAGACACTTGTCGAAGCTCTCATTCAAGTTGAGTCATCAGGCAACATCTATGCAATCGGCGACGTTACACTTGCAGACAAGGCGTATGGTTGCCTTCAAATTCGTCAGCCGGTATGCGACGACGTGAACAAGGCGTTCGGTACAAAGTACAAAGCGCATGACATGTTGGGCAACAAGGAACTTTCAATCTGGGTTTTCACAAAGTATATGGAAATATACGGCAAGGGTTGCACAGATGAACAGAAGGCGCGCATGTGGAACGGTGGACCTTCAGGAAAAAACATTCCTCACAAGTCAGCGAAGATCGAAGCATTGCTTTCGAAGTATTGGTCAGCAGTGAAAAAATACTTGTAACATTACGAACTAAATTGCTATAATAAATCTATGAAAAACATTTCAATCACACAGGCAACAAATTATGTTGCATTGGCAGGTGCAATCGTAGTCATCGCAAAACTTTTCAAGGTTGAACTTGATCAGGCACAGATCGAAGCGTTGCTCGGTGCTATCGCAGTAATCATTGCGACAGTCATCAGCTTCGTGAACAGATACAAGAAGGGCGATGTCACTCTTGCGGGTGTCAAAAGGAAATAAATTGTGTTAAAATATACATGCCGGGCTTTTGTCCGGCATGTGTTGTGTTGATCACCACAGGTGGTTGCATACAAGTCAGAAACGCCGTTCATTCGTGAATGGCGTTTTTGTTTTGCACTCCCCTGCTATCCCCTATTTTGGACATGTCGTCAAATCGTTCACAAACCTATATTTGAAGCGGTGGGGGAGTGGTCCGGGTAGTTTATCCACAGTTTTATTTCTTGCATAGTTGTGCAAATATCCACTATATAGTGTATAATATGAGAGTACAAAAAATAATTATTATAAATAAAATCTTGTACACAACACATTATGGAAATACGCAAAGCCGCAAGGCAAAAAGCAAAACTCCGCGTCGGAGTATCTGGTCCTTCAGGATCAGGAAAGTCATATAGTGCGATCTTAATCGCAAACGGTATCGCAAGCGACAAGTCGAAAGTCGCAATCATCGATACCGAAAATGGATCAGCGGATCTATATGCTGACCTCGGTGACTTCAGTGTCATTCGACTCGAAGCACCATATTCACCTGAACGATATGTCGAGGCAATCAAGGCAATCGAGAACGCAGGGTTCGAAGTGGTGATCATCGACAGTGTGACTCACGAATGGGACGGCAAAGGTGGTTGTCTTGAAATCAACGACCTGATTGCTCAAACAAAATTCCGCGGGAACACTTGGTCAGCATGGAGCGTCACAACTCCTCGTCACCAAAAATTCATCGAGGCGATCACAACTTCCCCGCTTCATGTCATCACAACGGCTCGTTCAAAAACTGACACGATCCAAACCGAAGACAAGAAGATCAAGAAGGTTGGGTTGAAGGAAATTCAGCGCGAAGGTTTCGAGTATGAATTGACACTCAACTTCACAATCGATCGCGACGGACACTATGCGACGTCATCAAAGGACCGAACAAAATTGTTCAGCGAAACAAATCCTTTCGTCATCACGGAGGAAACAGGAAAGATCCTGAAGAACTGGGCAGAGAATGGCGTCGACCCTATTGTCGCACCAAAGCCTGCTGCACCTGCAGAAGCACCAAAAGCACCTGCAGCAAAGAAGCTCGCTGAAACAGTGACAGTGAAGAAAAACAAGGTCATGACACTCGTCAAAATGCTTGGATACGACATGTCGACAGTCGAGGACAAGAAGGCGTTTATCACTGAAACAGTCGAAAACATTTCAGGCCTCATGCTCAATGATGAAAACCTCGACGAGATCATTTCACGACTTGAAGTCATGGTCCGCGAAAACACGGAAGCAGGAATTTAATCGGTAATCAAGAAAAAAGACTATGAACTTTCAAAAAACAATCATTGCCGGGCGACTGGCACACACACCTGAACTGAAGGCCACGCCTTCAGGAATGAGTGTCGCGACATTCTCACTTGCGGTCAACCGCGTGTGGTATGACGCAAACAAGCAGAAGCAGGAAAAAACAGAATGGCACAACTGCGTCGCTTTCGGTAAGACTGCCGAAACACTCGGACAGTATGCGGAAGGCGGGCAGGTCCTGCTTGTCGAAGGCCGAAACGAAACTCAATCATGGGAGGACAAGGACACCGGAAAAAAGATGTACAAGACGCAGGTCATTGTCGAGTCGTTTCAATTCGGTCAGAAAAGTGCTGCGCGCGCTGAAAGAAAAGCAGATGACGCATCGCATGATCAAACAACAAACTACAAAGAAAAAACTGTTGAATACGGAGGCATCGAATATCCGAATGAAGACATAAATCCTGACGACATTCCTTTCTAGTGTGTAGGTTATGCACAGTTTTATCATAAAATATCCATTGTATAATGTGGTTTTATGATATAATAAAAACATTATCAACTAATCAACACACACACTATGGCAAGAAGAATGTTCAGTGACGAAGTCACGGAAACAGATGCTTTCCTCGACATGCCGATCGGATCGCAACTGTTATATTTCCGGCTTGGAATGAATGCAGATGACGACGGTTTCATCGCAAGCCCGAAAATGGTGATGCGTATGATCGGTGCTACTGAAGACGAACTCAAAATCCTATTTGCAAAGAAGTTTTTGCTTTCTTTCCAAAACGGAATTTGCGTCATCAAGCACTGGCGCATCAACAACTACATCAGAAAACAGTTGTACAACGAAACGAAGTATTCAAAGGAACGCGCAATGCTTTTCATCAGGCCGAACGGATCATATTCGTTCAATCCTGAAGGAGCAATTCCATTGCCGGAGGGCCATTTCACAACAAAGGAAAACGTCAAAAATGGTGCTGTCGACAATACGTCGACGCAACGTAGACCTAGGATAGGTAAGGATAGGATAGGTAAGGATAGAATACAACACACCGTCGCTGTCGCTCCTGTCGTTGTTGTTGAAGAAAAAGCACCCGTTGTTGAGAAGCCTGACGCATCATTCGAGTACGATCCACTATTCGTTGAATTTTGGACCGCGTACCCGAAGAAAACGGGCAAGGGTGCAGCATACACATCGTGGAAGAAGATCAAGCCGAAAGTTTCCCGTGAAACAACCGACAAGATCATTTCTGCGGTCCGTGCATACGCTCAAACGCAGCAGTGGAAAAAAGAAAATGGTCAGTACATACCAAATCCGGCAACCTTCCTCAATCAGCGCCGTTGGGAAGATGAGGTCAATCAAGGCACTTCGGAAGCAAGTCGAGATCCGAAATATAACAACGTAAGCGTTCATCAAGCATAGTCATGGCAAAAATACCTGAAAGATACGAAGGGGTGACATTCGAAGGGTTGAAACCCGAACGGAAGGCAGCCCTTGAAAAATGGATCGAGCAACACAAGTCACCTGAAGGAAAAGAGTCGCTCATGATCTTCGGGAAACCGGGGACAGGGAAGACACACGCGCTCTATGCGCTCCTTGAAAAAAGACCGAACCTTCGACACCGCTTCTTCAATGCACCGGAACTCATCGAACAGATCAAGGCATCGTTCCATGACAACTATGCACGGGACCCGGTGGACGAGATCAAGGCATTCGAAGGATATTTGTTCATCGATGACCTTGCGTGCGAACGACTTGCGACAGGGTTCGAGCAAGACAAGTTTTATCTGATCATCAATGACCGCTACCTGAAGAAGCAACCGGTCCTGATCACAACAAACTTCTCATTGCCTGAAATTGCTGAACGCCTCGGCGAACGCATTGCTTCACGGCTTGCTGAAATGTGCTTCATTATCAACTTTACTGGACCGGATCAACGGTTCAACAAATAACATCACTTATGAAATCACGCACTACAACATGGGTCCTCGCATTGTTCCTCGGAGCATTCGGAGGCCACAAATTCTACCTTGGAAAAGTCGGGCAAGGTATCCTATACATGCTTTTCTTTTGGACCTTAATTCCCGGCTTCATCGCATTCATCGAATTCATCATGTTCGCTGCAATGTCTGACAAGGAATTCAACCGAAAGTATAACGCCCGAAGATAACATGAAACGATCCGAAAAGGTAACACAACGACAGGCGATATTCTTTCACCTCTACAAAGGCAAGAAGGCTGACCCTGAAATGTTCATTCCCATATGGAAGATGATTGGCGAAGTGTTCGTTCCCGAAGTGGGAATGTGGGGCTTCGTAAGCTACGAGGTGTCGGCCCGCATGTCGGAAATGTTCAAGGAAAATCCGGGACTGTTCGAAAGGGTCATGATGAAGGGTAAGACAGGGGCGCAATACTACGGCTACAGACTGGCGCTCAACTGCACACCCGAACTCATTGTCGAAAAGGACCTCAAAGAATTTTATCAGCGCATAAGATCATAAACATATGGCAGACAAACACCTTCCAAAAATAAAACAACTTGCACGCCGCGAGATACGGGCTGAAGTTGAGGCAATAGCAAAGGAATTCCGTTCAGACTTGGCAGGTAATCCGCCGATCAACCCGAAACCGAAATTCTGTCCGCGTTGGTTGTGGCGATACTTGGTCCGAAAGGTGATCAATCAATCGTTCATCGATAAGTGGTACGGAGTATCGTTGTAATCGGTCCGCATTCAAGAAATTTGACGGGTAGGAATTGCGAAACGACGAAAGACGAGCAAATGTATCATTCAGCACTTTTTCAATCAATATGGGGCATTGTAGCGCCTCAAAAATGGTCCAAAAATACACATACACACTGCACAATGACTATTCTGCAAAATATGGGTATAATGAAATCATCATGAAAAAACTCGTACCCCTTGAAAAAGACATTCAATTCGCAATATGCGAGTACCTTGAAATCAAACGTCACTTCTTTTGGCGACAGAACACAATCGGAATGTTCGACAAAGGAAAGGACACGTTCAGATCGCTTCCAAAGTACGCAATGGCCGGAGTATCTGACATCATTGTCATCAGAAACGGGATATTCATTGCACTTGAAGTGAAGCGTCCGGGAGGCAAGCAGCGCCCTTCTCAAATCGAATTCCAAAAAGGGGTCGAACGGGCAGGCGGAAAATACTTCGTCGTTGCATCGGTCACGGACGTGATCAATATCGGTTTATAAATCAATCATCATCTATGGCTAAAAACAAAACAACAAATTACATCTTCAAAATACTTCCTGAAGAAGAACAGAAACTTCTTGAAGCGCTTGTGAAATACGGTTCAGTGAAGATCGGGAAATTCGGCATCTTCGAACTGCGTCAGATCAAAGAGCGCAAGGGTTGGAACCCTAAAACAAAGCAGGCGAAGGTCAACCCTGCATATATCAAAATTGCATTCCGTGCATTAACTAAATCAAAGGAATATGTCAACAGCACCAAAGTGGACACCACAAAATAAACTTCTTTCAGAACTCAAACCCTATGGCAAGAACCCTCGAAAAATCGGAGGGAAGAAACTCGACGATCTGAAGGAGTCAATCAACAAATTCGGACTTGCCGACGTCATCACGATCAACACCGACGGGACTATCATCGGAGGTCATGCGAGATATTATTCATTGAAGGACGCAGGCATCACGATTGCAATGTGTCTTGTGCCTGACAGACCGCTCACGGAGGAAGAAGTCATGCAACTCAACATTCGCCTGAACAAGAACATCGCCGGGGAATGGGACCATGACATCTTGGCAAATCAATTCGAGGCAACTGACCTTCGTGAATGGGGCTTCGAGGAATTCGAACTCGGAGGCTTCAGCGCAGAGGAGCCTGAAGAAAAAGAGGAAAAATCATCAGCATCGGAGTCGAGCGAATGCGAATGCCCGGAGTGTGGACACATCGGACAGAAAAAAGACTTCAAGCCTCAATCGTAATATGAAAAATATCAACGTTCATTTTTCAAGTAAAACCGATATGTGGGCAACACCTCGAAAATTCTTTGACGAATTGAACGCTGAATTCAAATTCACACTTGATCCATGCTGCAGTGAAGAAAACAAAAAATGTGAAAAATTCTTCACTGAAAAAGACGACGGACTTTCTAAAAGTTGGGATAATGAAATTGTTTTCATGAACCCTCCATATGGAAGGGACATCGGAAAGTGGATCAAGAAGGCAAGTGAAGCGCGGGGGGGGGTAGTCGTTTGTTTATTGCCTGCCCGGACCGATACAAGATATTTTCATGACTACATATACAACAAGTCTGAAATACGCTTCATAAAAGGAAGATTGAAATTCGGCGATGCAAAGAATTCAGCACCGTTTCCTTCAATGGTTGTTGTCTTCAAAAGTTAGTTATCCACAGTTTTATTTGCACGGGTGCTTGTTGTATAAAAATATACACTGTATAATGGATATATCAAAGCGATACCGCTTCGATACCATTATAAAATAATCATAAAAAAATTATGAAAACAATCAAACTCGTGTTCGCAGCAGTAGCAATCATTTTATTCATCGACTTCGCAGGCATGATCTGTTGGGCAATGTCAGGACAGCGCCCTATTGACGGAATGTATGTCGGAGCTATCAGCACAAACGTCATCAGACATTTTGTTGTCGATCAGCCGAAGCCGAAGTGTTCATTCCCTGACCCTCAATTTTCAGGAGCAGAGCCTAAAGACTATGTGACGGAAGATTGCGAAATCGACTTCATTCAGGGTGGTGAAATCAAGTAGTATGCCGAAGGAATGTTTCGGCCCTTATAGAAAAAATCACCTTTGGGGGTACGGGCCATATGACGAACTTTTCTGCATAGTGTGCGGCGTAAAGAAAAAAGACGTCACGCATGACGAGGAAAAAACACGAAGCGTCATGATGATCGCAAGAGATCCTGAAAAAGTTTTCGGAAAATGCGAGTCATGTGAAATGGAAACAACGCTTGTGAAGGAAGTCGGATTGTGCGGACCTTGCTGCTTCGGTGAGGCTGAAACAATCAACGGGAACTGGTAGCGGTATCAAAAACATTTATCATTTATAGTATAATCAAAAGAGCCTATGGCATCACAACACAAATTATTAAAGGCAAAGAAACGTCGCGCTGACTATGAGAAGAAGCGCAACATCGCCAAAAATAAAGGAGGGCGATATATCACTCTCACAGCCGGTGACGGAATTCTGCCAAAAAGTCGAAAATATCAGACTAACAAAAAAACTACTTCATCGAGGTAGTAGGAAATCAACATGATCATCGGAATATACTCGCTTAAAATCAGCGAAATCAACGGGTTGAAATTCTACCGTGAAAGAGGCACGCAAGAGGTTGGTGACACGTTGCCTTCTTCGGTGAAGTTTACAGACGACAAAGGCGTTGAACATATCTGCACATACGACAGAGAATTCACGAAAGAAGTCGGTCATCACGCATATGCTTACATGCAAGAAGCGAACATTGCTCCTCGTATTGCTCCTACTCCTATCAGTGATCATGATGTTTTGCCTGCCGACGCAGGTGACGTCAATGACGACACTTCAGGAACTGGGAACGCCGACGGTGGCATACGCTAATTTTGAAAAGGAAATCGTTTCGGGTCAGGTGACAAAGTATTCTTCAGAGGTCGGACAGACTGACGAAGATCCGTTCATCACCGCAAACGGTGACACAGTGGGTGAAGGAACGATTGCTTGTCCTTCCCGGTTGAAATTCGGGACACCGGTTGAAATCGAAGGGAAAATGTATCGTTGCAACGATAGAATGCACGAACGATACAGGAAAGGAAACTTCTTCGATGTGTGGACTTCAGAAAAGAGGGACGCGCTCGAATGGGGAAGACAGAATGTCGAAGTGATCATATATCACGAACCTATTGAAAAATAATATATGCAAGACAACACAACACACAAAATCATCGCAATAGTTTTGGCCCTCATAGCAATTGGACTGGTGGTTTTAGTGATTATAAAAACAACGGGGGCGATAATAAAAATCTTGTAACAATCATCATATGGAACCAACACAAACACATCAACTTGAAACCGTAATATGGGACCTCGAAACAACAGGCTTCGTTGCTCCCGAATGCAAAATCCTAGAAATAGGCGCATTCCTCGTCAATGACATTGGCGAAGTTATCCAAAAGCACTGGGTGCTTGATAACAAAGTCGAGATACCTCAAAACATCATCGAGATCACCGGCATCACACCCGACATCATTGCTGCTGAAGGGCGCGATCCTGAAGAATGCTTGCTTGAATTCTTGAAGTACCTCACAAAGGCAAAGAAAAACGTCACGCACAACGGAGTGAAATTCGACATTCCGTTCCTTGTTGAAACAGTTGCTGACGTTCTCAAATACACACCGGAGCAGAAGAAGGAGCTTGAAACCTTCCTTCGTATGACAGCATTCGATACTGCTGCACGCTTCAAGGCTGACAAGATCGGGACCGTTCAATACCCTGAAGAAACATTCGTCGACTATGCTGAACGTGTCATGTCACAAAAGGTTTTTGGACTCAAATTCAACCTTGGTGTATGCTGCGATCACTACGGCATCGATCGTTCGAACGTAACACAGCACCGCGCGTTGGGTGATGTCGAACTCACGCACAAGTTATTCAATAAGTATTTTGAAAAATAAAAGTGTATGGCAGAAGTATTCAAACAATGCCCCGACTGTCTTGCTCACTATACCGGGCATCATGAATGCTTCGGCCTCATGAAAATGCTCGTCACTGCTCACAAAGAAAAAAAGGAAAAGAAAAACGGTCGTTGCAAGTATTGCAATCACCCGCTTGACGTTCCTTCATGGTCAACATGTGATCGAAAAGAGTGCATCAAAAAGCGTGGTCAGCAAAGACGGAAGAAACTTTTGAAAAAATAAATTGACAGGAAAGCGCCTCACGGTGCTTTTTTGTTTTCAAATCTATTGCATAATGCTATAATTTTTTTATGAAGAAAACGAACGAAGACAAACTTTCGCTGAATGCGTCGACAAAGCGTCTACCTAAAGAGAAGAAGCCGAAACCTGACAAAGATGAAGACACAGTCATTCATCACAAGCCGCAGGAATTCGAACTATACTGTCTATGGAAGACACTCCCGCCGATGATGATTGCGCCTGTCGCCGGGACCGTGAACGACGTCATTGAAAAACTCCGCATCGATGATCCGGTGATCCTTGAACTTGTGAAAATACGAACACAGGTCGACTTCGCAAAACGTTTCGGACTGAACAAGGCCACGCTTTCGGAGTGGAACAGTCAGATCACGAAGCGCGACACCCTCGCTGATATTCGATTATGGGCAAAGAAACTCACGAAGAACGTGCTTTTCTCTATGTACAGCAACGCAATGTCAAAGGGTGGGACCTCATTCAAGGACCGTGAAAACTTCCTGAAGGTAGTCGAACAGTGGTCGGACAAACTCGACGTGAAGCACGAAGTCGGCGATACCCTCGCAGACATCTTGCGAAACTCGCTCAAACAACATGGAAAATCCCCTTCTTCAGCAACTTCAAATCCCGACAAGTAACGACGAACGCATCACATACGACGAAGTTTCAGCGTTGCAGCAGTTATGGATCGACACACCCGAAACATTCTTCCGGGATATTTTGGGTGTTGAATTCTGGTCAAAGCAGTTGGAAATTGTGAGAAGCATCATCAATCATCGTCGAACGACAATCCGTTCATCGAACTCATCGGGGAAGACTTGGTCCATTTCCCGCATCGCATTGTGGTTCCTCTTTTCGTTTCCGAACTCGGTCGTGATCAATACGGCCCCTACTCATCGTCAGGTTGAAAATCAATTCTGGCGAAACCTGCGTTCAGCGCACAACAAGGCAAAAATCAGGCTCGGTGGAAAACTGCTGAAGACAGGGCTTTCAATCGATGAAGACTGGTTCGCGCTTGGCTTCACTACCGGTGACGGTGAAGGGGCAATGGAAGCGTTCGCAGGTTGGCACGCGAAGAACATGCTTGTCATCATCGACGAGGCGTCCGGTGTTCATACCCGCGTATTCGAAGCGATTGAAGGTGCAATGGCCGGAGGTGCTACGGTCCGTCTGGTCCTGATCGGAAACCCTACACGAAACAACGGTGACTTCGCGGAGTCATTCAAGGACCCGATATATAACAAGATCCACATTTCAGCATTCGACGTTCCGAACGTTCAGAAGCGAATGCAGCTCGTCACAGGTCTTGCGACGTGGGAATGGGTGCAGGAAATGAAATCAAAGTATGGCGAGGACTCGGACATCTACCGTGTGCGCGTACTCGGTGAATTCCCGAAACACGAAACCGACACACTGATCAGCGTCGACATGGTCGAGAAGGCTATCGATGCGGAACGTGAGATATTCGGCGAGGAAGAATTCGTGCTGCTCGATCCTGCCCGTTTCGGAAAGGACAAGGCCGCATTCGTGTACAAGAAAGGAAACTATGCAATGGTACTGGAAGAAATCGCATCGTCAGACACAATGGTCCTTGCGGGGAAAATGGTGCAATACCTCGAAAAATACCCTAAAGCAAAGGGTCGCATCGACATCATCGGACTTGGTGCTGCTATATTTGACCGCCTTCGTGAACTTCCAAAGGTCCGGGAGCGCATTCAGGGTGTGAACGTCGCGAAGCCTGCGACAGATCCTGAACATTATGCAAACATTCGTGCTGAAGGTTGGGACCTCATGCGACTATGGCTGCGCGATGCTATCCTCGAAAAGCACGAGGGGTGGTATGAACTCGCAAAGCCGAAGACGAAGATCAAGTCGAACGGTCAGATGATACTTGAAAGCAAGGAAGAAATGCGCGCGCGTGGTGTTTCATCACCAAACATCGGCGATGCACTCGCTCTTGCGTTTCAAAAACCGTCGGAAGGTGGAACTGTTCAGATGATCTGGGGCTGATCATTCGTCTTGTAATTTATTTTTTGCTATAATAAAAACATTATCAACCTGTCAAACTATTATCAAAACAATTTATGTTCAAAAAACTTCGAAAACAGATTGCAAAGGCCTTGAACCCTGAAGATGCTTCATGGTCCTCAATCACAAATCGCGCTTCGGCGGGACTCTCACGCAACACATCGGTTGCAAACTTAATGGACCACAACAAAAACTGGGTATATGTTTGTGTGGACAAAATCGCGGACACTACAGCCGGGATCAATTTTCGTATTCGTCGATATAACAAAGCGGGTGACGATGAAATACTCGTTGACCACAAGGCAGCGCTTCTTCTTGAAAAGCCGAACGCATACATGACAGGTCGTGACTTTTCATATTTGCTCGTTGCATACCTCGAATTGACAGGGAATGCCTATATCTTGAAGGACAATCCGAAGAACCCGACAAAGCTCGTTCCGGTCCCTCCTCAAAACATATCGCTTGTCATGGACGCGACAGGCCTTGAACCTATCGGCTACAAGATCACCGGGAAAAACGGTGCTATTCCAAAGACTTTTGAAGACATCATTCACCTGAAATATCCGAACCCTTCATCACCATTCAAGGGTGCAGGTACTCTTGAACACATTGCAGAATGGGTGGACGTCGACAATGCTGCTACTGAATGGAACCGCATTTTCTTCGAGAACGGATCATCACCTTCAGTATTCTTTGAAACAAACGAAACGACACAGGAAGGGTTGGAACTCGCAAAACTCGGATACGCTATGCGAAACAGTGGGACCGACAATGCTCACAAAGCAGCATTCCTTCCGAAGGACGTGAAGGTCGCAAATCAGGGTGCAAATCCTCGCGATATGGAATTTTCAGAAGCGGACAATCGTTTCCGCGACAAGATCCTTTCAGCATTCGGAGTGCCAAAGTCAGTTGTCGGAATTTCAGAAATCGGAACAAGCCGCGCAGACGCAGAAGCGAAGAACTATGTTTTCCTTGCGTTCACTATCAAGCCGAAAGTTGAACGAATGCTTGCTGCGCTCAATGAATACTACTTGCCGTCATTCACCGGTGCAGAAAACCTGTATTTTGACTATGAAGAATTCGTGCCGGAAAACGACGAACTGGACCTTCGAAAGCGTCAGGTCGCTCTTGGTGGTCAGTCATATCAATCAATCAACGAAGTGCGTGCTGAAATCGGTCTTCCGCCTATCACAAACGGCGATGCAGTGTACGGATCATTTGCGACAATTCCTATTGGCACACCTGAAAAGACTGCGAAAGCAGCAGAGGTTTCAGATCACAAAGGAAACAAGGCAGTGCCGAAACGCATCAAAGAATTCAAGAAGAAGGACGACGCGCTCGACAACCTTGCTGACAAGCTCACCCTTGCAGTTTCAAAATCAATGACACCTGAACAGTTGGACGAGGTGGTCCACAAGCAATTCATCAGCCGTGTGACACCGTTCGAAAAACAATTCGCAGATGCAGTGATCCGACATGACAATCAGGTGAAGGAAGAAGTGCTTTCAAATCTCGAAACGATAAAGAGTGCGGGAGGAAAGAAAAACATTCAGGCAAAGGACCTTTTCAATACAGCAAAAGTTGAAGAACTATTCATCGGCCTCACAATTCCGGTCATTCAGGACCTATTGCAGACAGAGGGGACCGCGCAGGCTGAACGATTGAACACTTCAGAACCTTTCAACCCTAACAATGCGGACATTCAAAAGCGATTGACACAGATGCTCAAACTTACAGGGCAGTCGTACACCGAAACTACTTCAAAACTTCTCAACAACACGCTTGCTGAAGGAGTGGGAGCAGGCGAGTCAATGGCAAAACTCACACAGCGTGTGGCAGATGTCTTTGAACTCACATCAAAATATCGTGCGGAAACAGTGGCACGAACAACAGTCTTTTCGGCAGCAAACGCATCAGCGCGTGAAGCATACAAACAATCAGGGGTTGTGTCGGAGGTAAAATGGCACACTGCTGAAGATGAAATGGTGTGTGAATACTGCGGTCCTATGAATGGAACCACAGTTGGCATCGATGAAACATTCTTCGATGAAGGTGAAAGCGTCCGGGGTTCAAATGGAAACACAATGCAAGTCAATTTTGGTGACATCATTGACCCTCCGCTTCATGCAAATTGTCGATGCTTCACGAATGCGGTCGTTTCTCGAAAAGATAATGAGAACACTCCTTCAGAAGAAAAGAGTGCGGACAGTGACACTGACGCATTCCTGAAAGATCTTCTCACAGCACTTGACTATGAAACACCAAACGCCTAAAACAAAAGAATTACAAGACGCTGTTATCGCAAAAGTGAAACAGCGTCTTGATGCTGCAAAGTCGGGTCAGAAAGTGGACCTTGTGAAGTTGAAAAAACAATTGATTGCATCGATCACAGCGAACAATGAAAAGAAGACAATCAAACTCCTTGGCGATATTCAAAAGAGTGTCAGCAACAAGGACCTTGTCACTGTCATGAAAGAGGTGAAGGCATCAGTTGAAGCAAACAAATTCACATTTCCAAAGTATATTGAGATCATTCAGACAGCACGTCCGAAGTGGTACAAGGACCCTGTCGAAACGGTCAAAATCAATGGTCCGGTTGAACTGAAGAATGCAGTCAAAATCGAAGGGACTGTGAAGACTGAAGCAGACGCAGGAACATGGACCGCACTCGCTGCGGTTTTGGGCGTTGTAATGGAAGGCCTCTTTTCATTCCTGAATAAGTTTTCTCAAAAGGTTTTCCGGGTCATGCCTTCGAAAGAACACTACACGACACCTCAACTTGTGGTCCTTGCAGACTCAAAGACAGGTCGCCCGGTTGATCTCAAAGATATTGGAAGTGGCAACAATGTCACAGTGGTCACTCCCGGTGGTGGCCGTGGTTCATCATCAACAGGTTCAACAGTGGTACAGAAGTATCTTGTCCTTCTTGATGAGGTCAGTGCGACACTTTCATACATGGGTGAAGCAATACCGGGGACTGCAACAAGTGCGCCGTCATGGCGTATACGAAAAATTGATACTTCATCGGGCGTTTCAATTGAATGGGCAGAGTCGTCGACTGCTTTTTCATACATATGGGACGATCGAGCATCATACACTTATGCGTGATGTAAAAATGTAGTATAATTTTATTGTCAAGGTCATTTTTATTAACTAACAACACAAATTATTATGAAGCAAGAAGAAAAAGAAAAATTTGAGCCGGTTGAAGTGGAGCAATCACCGAAACTCAAAGTCGCGATCACGCTCATCAGGGAAAAAGTATGTCAGGCAACTGGACTTTCACCTGAAGAACTCAAAGGTCGTGAAATTATTATCAATAACGACTCCGTAGTCATCAAATAAATTTATGTCAAAAGCAAATACAACAGAAAATTCCCTGCTCGCATTGATATTCAATGCAACAACATTCGACGGTATCGCTGAAAACGATACAACTTCGCCGAATACAAACCTGTATCTTGCCCTTCACACGGCTGATCCGGGTGAAGCAGGAAATCAATCAACAAACGAAGCGACATATACATCATATGCGCGTATCGCTGTTGCTCGATCAGGTGCAGGGTGGACCGTGGCATCAAACACCGCAGTCAACGCAGCACTTGCACAGTTTCCTCAATGTACTGGTGGTACAAACACAATCACACATGTTTCAATCGGACTCCTTTCAAGTGGTGCCGGAACTATCTTGTACAGTGGAGCATTGAACGCATCATTGTCGGTCGCAAACCTTATTCAACCACAATTCAGTGCAGGTGCATTGACTGTGACTGAAGACTAGATATGACGGTTCATTGTGTTGTTAGAAAGACGAATGAAGTCACTCCGGTTGAAGTATTCGTCGATGTCCGAAGCGCAGTCGCACGCTTCGAAGAATTACAAGCAGAGGGCGAAGAAGGCCTCACAATATACGCAACAGATATATGAAATACAAATGCTCAAAATGTGAACTTGCTGTCATAGTGACAGGTGAAGAAATGATCAAAGCGTGTACTTGTGACGCTCCGGTCACTGCTGAAATGTCCGCTACTGCTAAAGGTACAGGTGGTGTTGATCAAAAATAATTATGCCGGGCTTCAAGAAATTCAAAGAAATAGTTGATACAGAAATCACAGAAGGCGCTGTGCAGTATTCAACATGGCGAAAAAGCCCGACACAGACAACAACTATCGGCATATGGTTCGATCTCTCGATGTCACCGGGCAACCCTGCGGCTCAATACTATGCGGCATCACCGCTTGTGGCGACTGCACTTGCTCGTTCAACTGACGGAGGCCTCAATCATGGAGGTGCTGTCAGCCCGAAGAAGAAGTTTTTGCGAAAAGCAACGGTTCTCGGAACTGTCGCAACTTCCCTTCCGATGAACATGATATTGCTCGACTATCTCTTGTACTACCCTTTCATTGATCAGTCGATCACTGATCCACAAGACATGACAAACAATGTCACACTCCCTCGTTATACCGACGGTGAAGGTGTCATGATCATGGCTGTGGCTGTGGCTGCACAAATTGGAGGTCAATCATTCAATGTCACCTATACGAACTCACGAGGTGAAACAGGACGAGTCAGCAAAACTGTCACCATGACAACTGCGCAGTCGGTGAACGGAACGATCATCAATTCAGCGCGTGCAGATGTTTTGGGTTCAGGTCCATTCATTCCGCTTCAAGACGGCGACACAGGTGTGCGCAGTATTGAAAGCGTGACTGTGAATGGTGCTGATGTCGGACTGATGTCACTGGTTCTGGTCAAACCGGTGGCACAACTATGCCTCGTCGGTATTGATGCTCCTGTGGAAGTGGACTATCTCAAAGACTTTTCACAGATGCCGGAAATAAAAGACGATGCGTACTTGAACTTCATATGCTGTCCGCAGGGTACGCTAGCGACACAACCGTTGCATGGCGATATACTGTGCATATGGAAATAATTATCAATCAATAATCAACAAATTTTATGGCAGGATTTTCATCACTAGACGATCTCATCAATGAGATGACAACAAACGGCAAATTCAAGCGCATCGACTGGAACAAAAACTTTCTTCCAACGACTGCGGCTGTTGCCGGTGAATGGCACTGTTTACTGCGTGGAGCAGGAAACCCCGGTGCCGACTCAATTATCAACGCAGGTACGAACCTCACATTTCAATCACTTTCTGACAACACTCCGAACGCCGGAGGTATTCAGCATGGTGGTGATGTAGCGCCTGACACAAAGCATATCCTCAATGCTTCAGCATTCACGGCGGCTGCGACAGTGGCTCCGGGTATCTTGATGCTTGTCGACTTGCTCGGGTGGCATCGTGTGACTTCAGTCACTACTACAACAGCACAGTCAACCGTATTCGGTGTGACTTTCACTGCTGATGCAGGAACCGACATCATCACACATACCGGTATCGACATTTCAACTGCTTCAAAGGTTCGCCTTACAACGACAACAACGCTTCCGGGTGGTCTTGCTACTGCAACCGACTACTGGACCGTGCGTCAATCAGCGACAACATCGAAACTTGCAACAAGTCGTGCAAACGCACTTGCAGGAACCACGATCGACATCACTGATACTGGAACAGGTACACACACAATCACATTGCGCTTGCCTCGATACACTGACGGTGCAGGTGTTCAAGCATTCTTCTACAACTCGAACGCAACAGCGCTCGGTGCTGCTACTCCGAACCTTTCAATCGGATACACCAACAGCGCAGGCACAGCATCTCGTGCTACTCCGACAGTATTGCCTATCGGTAAAACTGCGGCGGCAAACGGCTTGATCCTATATTCAGGAACCGGTGCAGGTAAATATGGACCATTCATGCCATTACAGGCAGGTGATGCAGGTATTCAATCAATTCAGACAATTCAAAATTCAACATCGTATGTTTCAGGTGAATATGCGGTGATGTATTGCAAGCCGTTGCTTACACTTCCGATCACAACCCTCGGTGTGGCTTCAGAACGCGACTTGCTCAATCAGGTACCTTCACTTCCGAAGATCGAAGACGGTGCATGTCTTGCATGGCTTTGGTATTCAGGTGCAGCAACACCGGTCAACAGTGCAATCGCAGGACACCTCGATGTCGCATGGGGATAAAATAAAACGCTTATGTCATTACTAGGAAACTACAACATCATTCACAAATCACCGGGCAAATTCATGGCCGGTGCTGCGAACCAAGTCAACCGGGCTTCTTTCAACAAGCCGGGTGCTTCGCGTGCAATGTTTGTGGGGCTTTCAAGTTATGACTCAAACGGTATGGCACGCTTCAACGCTGTGCCAAGTGGATACACTCCGGGCTATGCGTGGATCATTCCTGCTATTGGCGGAGGTATGGCGGTATTCACTGACTATGGAGGTGAAGGGTCAATTTCATCAGGCAATCTTGCCGGTGGATTGAATGGTGAGGCAGGACTTTCAGGTGTTGGTACTATCACAAACGCTGATCTTGCACTTATCGTGTCGGCCGTCGCTACAATTGCCGGAAGCGGTACATTTTCAGCAGACATCACAGGAAAACTGGAAGCATCGGCTGATCTTGCCGGTGCCGGTGATCTCACAGGTGCGCTCGGTGCGCTTGCAAGTGCGGTATGTTCAATCATAGGCACTGGATCAATCACTGATGCAGATATGCGAGCAATGGCAAACATGTCTTGTGACATCACACCTTTCACTGAACTATCACCTGAAAACCTTGCGGCCGCAGTATGGAACGCTGTTGCGAGCGCATACAACGATGCAGGAACTATGGGTGAGAAACTCAATGATGCAGGTTCAGCAAGCAATCCATGGTCCGACACTTCAACATATGGTGTCGGTACCAAGGGCAAACTGCTTCAGGACACAAAGGAAACAGTCGACAAGATCAAAACATTACAACTAACGCAACTATAATCATATGGCATACGAACGGCTTGCAGAAGCACACCCTATCATTCAAAAAGTGTTCTCAAACGTCATCTTCAAGACGTGGATCGGCGTTGCTTTTGCTGTACTGTTCGATGTCAGCAAGGGACCTGAACTCACAGCAGTATTCATTCTCATCATGATCGACTTCCTGACAGGGGTCGGAGCTGCGAAATACAAGGGGGAGCAGATAAAGTCAGCAAAGATATTCAGGTCAGCCGTGAAGGTGATCACATACTTTGCTATCATCTCGGCTGGCTTCCTGCTTGAAACTTCAATCGGGTATAATGTAGGGGCAGATGAAATCTTGATCGCTTTCTTCGGTGCAACTGAATTCATCTCGATCATGGAAAACATGGCCAAGCTCGGGTTCAAGACACCAAAAAAACTTTTGAATATAGTCGAGGATATTCAAAACGGAAAAGCGAAGAAGAAATGAGAACTTTTATCAACTAACATTTGCACTTGACTTTCAAAAAGTGCTACAATAAAGATATGAAAAACGAAAGCGTACTAAAATTGACAAACAAACTTGCAAGCGACATGATCGCTTCGTTTATGTCGAAGGACTTTCAAGAAACTTTGTCCTCACTGAAAGAAGTTTCAGATACCGGGACCTTTGAAATGGTGATCTCAACAGATGACATTGATCGTCATGGTGAAATAGTGGATCAGAAGGGTATTGACTTCAGTGCATACATGAAGAACCCTGTTGTGCTTTGGGGTCACAATCACAATCAGATCCCTGTCGGTATTACTGACGAAATTTATACACGAAACGCCGGAGCGCAAACACAAACTGTTGCAAAGGGCCGTTTCGCATCTCATGAATTTGCTCAAACACTTCGAGCATTATTCGATGCAGGTATGTTGAACACATCTTCAATCGGTTTCATTCCAAAAGAATACAACGGTGCTACAATTACAAAATCAGAACTGCTTGAATGGTCCTTCGTATCGATCCCTGCAAACCCTTATGCACTTGCACTTGGGAAATCAGGTTTCAATGTTGAAGAACTTATTGCGAAAGGTGTATTCCTTGGCGAGATAAAGCACGGCGATGACATCGAAACACCTGTTGAAGAAGAAAAAGTTGACGAAACTGTGGATAACTCCGAAGAAAACACCACCACGCCACAAGTTGAAACACCTGTCGAGCCTACACCTGAAGAAACAATCGAAACACCGGTTGAAACACCCGAAGAAGTTGTTGTTGAAACACCTGAACCGGAGGAAAAAGGCCTTTTGTCAGATGAAGTTGCTGAAATAGATATGAGAAAAGAAAAGTATGCGAAATTTGAGAAAATGGACCGTCTATTCTGGGCATTCTGTGACGTTTACTTTGATGAGGAAACACCTGTCGAGGAATTCGACAACCTTGTTTCTGAATTCATTTCACTTCTTACTGGAGCAACAACTGAAGGACGCTTGGTCGTGCAACGTGATCTTGCCGAATTGAAGGCAAAACACGCTGTCACATTGAAAGCAGGTCGAGTTTTATCAAGTGCGAACAGGACAAAGATCGCTGATGCAATCTTGGCGTTGGAAGAAGTGCTTGCGGCCGACTCAACAGAGGAAGGCAAACAAGCACCTATGGAGCGCGTAAAGACATCGGAAATTGAGGCAATTGAAGACTTCCTCAAACTCCGAAAAGGCATGCAGGATATTGCAACAATCTTTTCAGATGTGTTGCACGATGCAAAAAAGGACGCTTCGAAATATATCGAAACGAACTAGTCTTCTTATTATTAAAAGTTTTTTAATCATCACATAAATATATGGACGAAAAAACACTCGAAGCAGTACGCGCTGAAATGAAAGGCGTTGTCGCTGCATCAATCAAAGAGTCTTTGCCGGAAGTTGTGGAACTTCAAGTTTCAGAACAGGTGAAGCAAATCGTTGCAAAGATGCGAATTGAACGTGCTATGTACGGAACAGACGCATCAGGCCTCAACGACGATCAGAAGTTGGCCCTTGCGGAAGACTTCAAGAACATCGCAAACGGCTCATTACAAAACGGACGTGCGAAAGCAGCAATCTTGTCATCATCTGATGAAGCAGGAGGCTATTTGATCCCAACTGAACTATACAACGGAATTCTTCGTGTAGCAGCATCAGCAGGTATCATCGCTCGTGACGCAATGCGTCTTCCTATGGGTACAACTTCAATGGACGTTCCACGTTACAGTGCAGCGGACCTCGAAGGTGGATACCTTGGTGAAGATACAGAAGGAACAGAGTCAACAGTCACTTTTGCTGATGCAAAATTGGTTGCAAAAACATGGTATGTGTTGCTTCGTGTTTCAAACACAATGCTTTCAAACACATCTGTGAACCTTACTGACTGGCTTATCGGCTTGATTGCTGAAGGTCTTGCAGTGAAACTCGACAAAGAAGGTTTCAAGGGTGGAACTTTTGCAGGATCACCTTTCGTTGGGTTCCTTGGATCAAACGAAGTGACTGTGTTCACTCATGCAACTGGAAAGACAACTTTCGCATCATTCGACATGGACGAAGCATCAGACGTTATTGCGTCTATGCCTGAAAGCCTATTGAATGGCGCTGCATTCTACTTCAACCGTACTGTATGGGCAAAAATCCGTATCAAAAAGGACACTGCCGGAACTTACGTTGTAGGTGCAAACGGTGGTATCGTTGCAATGAACTTCAAAAAGGAGGGAATTCAACCTGCCGGTGAACTTTGGGGCTTCCCTGTTTACACTACTGATCAACTTCCAACAAACGCACAAACTGCAATTTCAACAAAATTCGGTGTGTTCGCTAACATTGGAAAGGCTTTGATCCTTGGTGACAAGGGTACAATGACACTTGCTCAATCTGACAGTGCAACTGTTGGAGGAAAGAACGTGTTTGCTGCTAACCAAAAGGCACTCCGTGCAACTCACGATCACGCAATTGCAATTGGTCTTCCAACTGCTGCGGTTGTGATCCGAACTTCAGCATCTTAATCCTGACGTTCTATTATTGGCCTAACTAAACAACATCATGAAATATAAAATTTTGTTTCCGATCGCGTACGGTGGCCGTATTGAAAAAGGATCAGTTGTTGAACTCCCTGACGAGATTGCAAAGGCTTATGGGCCTGAATATGTGCAACCTGTGGACGGAACAATCGACACTGACGTGAATGAAGAAGATGAAGTCGCTCTTGAAGACATGACATTGATAGGCTTAAAAAACAAGGCGAAAGCCTTGGGCCTATCAACGAATGGCGGAAAGGCTGACTTGATCGAACGCATTTCACTTCATACGGCTGACACTTCAGACACAAAGACTGATGATGACGCTTCAACTGATAAAGACGAAGACGAGTCAACAGACGATGACGCTGAATAGTCACCGCATTATTAACCCTAAACACAATCAAAACCTATGAAAAAAGTATTTGACAACGTGGCGATCTTTCAATCATTGGTTCCTGCTGTTATCACTGCAACCACAAACGGTTCAGCAGTCGACACAAAAGGATACAATGACGGAATGGTCCAAATTCTAGCAGGGGCAATTGACCTCACATCTGCGAATGAAACATACGCTTTCAGCGTTGAACATTCAGATGACGGATCAACCGGCTGGACTGCTGTTTCTGGTCTTACAAACACCGTGACAGCAAACAATCAGGCAAAGGAAATTCGCCTTGCTGAATTGAATGTTGTGACAAAGCGATACCTTCGCGTTGTTGCTACACTTGGAGGAACTACTCCTTCATTTGCAGGAGCATGTGCAATCGTTCTCGGAAACCCTCTTCAGGCTCCGGTTGCGAACGCATAGTCATTGCGTTTCTATTCTGTCCGTATTCTTTTATGCGGACAGGAATAGTGATACAATAAAAACATATGATCAACTACGCACTAACAACAAAGGAACGAGTCAAGGCACGCATCGACATCACAGTCGAGGCACTCGACACTGTCATCGATCAGATGATCGCTTCCGCAACAAGCAAAATTGAAACGATGTGTGGAGGTCGTCGCTTTTTGGAAACTCTATATTCTAACGAGGTATATGACGGTTCATTCATGGATAAGAATTCGCCTTCGGTCCCCTATCTTATTTTGAAGAATGCCCCTGTTTCTAGTATTGACGCTTTTGAATATCGTTCAGGAACACGGGCAAATCCTGTATGGACCGCGTTTCAGGCCGACAACTACGAACCTATGAATGCACGAGGTATCATCAAGGCAAATCTTCCTGCCGGGTATCAGAACATTCGTGTCACATATCGTGCCGGGTACAAGATAGACTTTGCCAAAGAATATGACGAAGTTCGACACACACTTCCGTTTGAGGTTTCAAACCTATGCGAAAAAATGGTCATCAAAATGATCAAGAAACGCGAAAGTGAAGGGAAATCACAGGAAACATTGCGTGACAGCACGATCAATTGGGGTCCTTTCATTGATAGCGAAGATAACAGCGTCATCACACGATACCGACGTGTCACAATTGTATGATCGAGATGAACATCAAGGTGAATGGATTGAGTGGGTTGAAGTCAGCGTTCCAAAAACGCCCTGAAATCGTCAAGAAATACATCAACGACGCTATATCACGGTCGATATTCATCATCGAAAACAATGCAACTGATGACAACTTTCAATTCATCACACCACGTTCACAACGTACTGGGTGGCTGCAAAGGTCCTTCAAACTCGGTATTCAGACAAGGGACTTTTTCGGATCTATTGGTCCGACTGCTGAATATGCGCCGAAGGTCCATGCAAGCAATCCTTTCATGGAACGAATAGCACGAGCAGCACAACCACACATCGAAAGGGAACTGAACGATGCAGTCGCAGGTATTACAAGCGAAATAGCGCGACAAGCGCAATAATTTTATGAGTACACTCGGAAACATAAAAAAACAGATCAAAAACATTCTTGATACGTTGGTCCCGACTCATCTTGCCGAAGTTGAAATGGCCGATGTTAGAAAAAATCCTCTCGACGGTGACATCATCGGATACCCTCACGCATTCATATATCCTCCGTCACTCGAAACATCTGAATGGATTGACAACAAAACTTCGCGTCGTGAATATGTTTTTGCTATAATGTTTATAATGAAGGCGGAGAACATCACCTCGGCTTCAGACGTTGAAGACTTAATGGAAGTTATCATGAACACTCTTGAAAATGAGATCACTCTCAACGGCACAGCGAACGCAGGGATCTTCCCTTCTACGTCACGGCCGGAAGCGTACAGTCATGGTGACAAAACATATATCGTGTTCGACATTATTATCAGGGCGAGGGCATTGAATGTCATCGCATAATCAAATCAAAGTTATGAAATACAATGACAAAGAAATGAAAACGGAGGAAGCCGGAAAAAGTGAAAACGGTGAACAGTCATTCACCTTCCCTCACGGTCCTCAACCGGTTGTGATCAAGGCAAAAAATCTTGTCGAGGCCACAAAGAAATTTGAGGAAATTATCAAAACTAATCAAGAATAATATATGTCAAAATTCATTGGTGCGACAGTCGATGTGGGAGTTGCAAAAGAGGCGGTTCGTGGAACTGCTGAAGCGGCAGCATCATATTGGCTTCCAAAAATCAGCCTTTCGATTGATGATACAATCGAACAGGCAGTCGACGAAAACTCTGTCGGAGTGATCGAAGATGCAACCGACGCAAAGTTGGTTTATAAATTCGCAGAAGGCGAGATTGAAGCAAAGATCGGCGACAAGTCGTTCGGCCTCATTCTTCTTTCAGCGCTCGGATCTGTTTCATCATCAGGTCCAACAGATAGTGCGTATACGCACACATTTTCAGTGTTACAGTCAGCGCAGCACCCTTCGTTGACGCTTTTCGTCGAGGACGGAAATCAGGACTACAAGCACGCGCTAGGAATGGTCACAGGGCTTGAAATTTCTGCAGAAGTAGGAAAGATCATCACACACAAAACGAACTTCCGGGCAAAAGTTGGCGCTACCGCTACACTCACCCCTTCATACAGTGCGGAAAACATGTTCCTTGCACAGCACATTGTCTTCAAGACTGCTTCAACACAGGCAGGACTTGGCGCAGCGTCAGCAATCACAATCCGTTCAGTGAACTTCAAGATCAACAAGAACGTCGAGGACGACAAGAACCTCGGTTCAACAGAGCCGACTGACATCTTGAACAAGCAATTCGCAATCGAAGGTTCTCTCGAACTCGTATTCGATGTGAACACAATGAAGACTGAAATGCTTGCTGATACAGTCAAGGCAATGCGTATCGACATGATCAACAGTGACGTTCTCATCGGAGCAACATCAACACCACAGTTGACATTCGACTTCCATGCAGTGAAATTCAGCAACTTCACTCGAAACTACGGAAACGGTGACATTGTGACCGCAACCGTTGACTTCAAAGCATTCTATAAACTTGCAGATGCAAAAATGGTGACTTGCGTATTGAAAAACGCAGTTGCTTCTTACTAATCAACCTAATCAATACAACACATTTTATGGAACGAGAAACAAAAACATTCAAAACCCCACACGGTCACGAAATCGAAATAGCAACATATGCGACAGGTCGCGAGGTCCGAAGCATCGAGTCAAAGTATTATGCGAAAGCAAAACTTGACCTTGTTGCAGGACAACCAAAAATCACTGACATGGACTTGTCGGCGCAATTTGAGGTTGAACAGGAAATGGTCCGACTCTTGGTGAAATCAGTCGACGGAAACAAGGAAAATATCCTTGATACCGTTCTCGAACTGCGTTCAGAAGACTATGAATTCGTCATAGTACAGTTGAACGAAATCACAAAAAAAAAATAACAGGTGATGTTCAAGCCTCCTTGGATACTTATTCGAGGGGAAAAATAGATGAGGTGATGTTCATGCTCATCATCTGTCAAGAAGTAGGGTGGACGTATCAGGAGTATATGTCACAGCCGATATGGTTCATTGAGGCGCTACGTTCAAAGATGTCTATCGATAACAAACGCACCGAAATGGAAATGAAAAAACTCCGCGGGAAAAAGTAATCACACACAAACACTATGGCTGCATCAAACATCGACATCATAATTCAGGCACAAGATAAGACGTCAACCGCTTTCAATTCAGCGTCTGGCGGTCTTTCTAGTTTCCGGGATAAGCTCGACAACTTGCAGCCTGCCTTTCAGAACATGGCAAAGGTGGGAACAATCGCATTCGGTGCGGTTGCTGCCATTGTCGGAACTTCGGTTGCTGCATATCAGGACGCAGAACGTTCAACACGTCAACTCGAACATGCGGTGATCGACATTTCAAAGGGTACGAAGGAACAGGCACAGGCCATTGCCGATGTGAGTGATGCGCTTCAGAAAAAGGTCGGAATTGACGGTGATGCGCTAAAAATGGGAGCCGCACAGTTGTCGACGTTCGGTCTACAGTCGAAATCGGTTGTCGATCTTACAAAAACACTCGCCGATCTTACCGTGAACCAAAACGGGGTGAATGCTTCATCTGATCAATACGTTCAGAGTGCAAATATCATGGCGAAGGCGTTGAACGGTCAATTCGGGGTCCTTGAAAAAATGGGAATTCGTTTCACCGAAGCGCAACAGAAGACAATCGAATTCGGAACAGAAAGCGAGAAAGTCGCAGCAATACAAAAGGGGCTTCAACAGAACCTTCGCGAAACCACTGACACGCTCGGTGGTCTTGACGTATCTGTTGCAAAGGCGAAGATGTCGTTCGGCGAGGTTCAGGAAGCTATCGGAAAGTCATTTTCTGAAGCGGTGAACAACCTGCTTTCAAAGCTCGAACCGGTGATCACAAAAATCAGCGACTGGGTTGCTGCAAACCCTCAACTTGCGTCGACTATTCTCATGATTGTCGGCGGTATTGGTGGACTCGTGGCGGTCGTTGGAGTGCTTGGAATGGCACTTCCTGCAGTGATTGCAGGCTTTACCCTCTTATCGGGTCCCGTGGGCATCATAGCTCTTGCAATAGGGGTCCTTGTGGCCGGTTTCCTTGCATTCCGTGAACAGATTGCGGGCATCATGTCGTTTCTTGAAGATATAGGCGTCCTCGACTATTTCAGGCAGATCTGGGAAAGCATTTCAACGACATTCACGAACGTGCTTCTTCCTGCCTTCTCTAAATTGTGGGACACACTGGTCAAACTGAAGCCCGTCTTCGAAGTCATCGGAACAATAGTCGGAGGCGCACTGCTTCTTGCTATCATGGCCCTTGCGAAGGCGCTTGAAATCATCATCAACCTGTTCGTGAACGTACTTGCAATCGCAATGAAAGTCGCAAGTTTCATGGCCGACGTATTCGTCAAAGCCTTCAACGTCGTTCGCGATGCGGTGCAGTGGTTGATCGACAAATTCACAACACTCATTTCAACAATTGAAAGCCTCCTTGCTACGGCAAAGAAAATCGGCGGAAATGTACTCGATGCAATTGGAGGTGCAATCAATAACATTTTCAAGGTAAACGACGCAGTCATCGCACCGGGCGGAAACGTCATCAGTACGCACCCGGACGACTACTTGATCGCGACAAAAGATCCTTCATCGCTTGGCGGTGCAGGAAGCGGACTCACGATCAACATCAACGGCGGAACATACCTTGACGAAAACGTTGCAGCAAAAATCGGTGACATGCTCATCAACACCCTGAACCTAAACATGCGGGGATCATAAAATATATGGCAGTAGTAATCGAAATCAACGACATAGACAAATCAAGCGAGATCCTTACTTCAAGCGTCATGCTCAACCGGGCAATGACAAATCAGGTGGACACACTCACTTTCGAATTGAAGCGCGCAAATTCTTCAGGATATAAACCGACGTTGAACGACAAGGTTGAAATCATAGAAGACGGCACGCTTATTTTCGGTGGTCAGATCGTTTCAATCGATGAAGAAGTCGAGGGGCTTGTCGAGAAGGTGAAAATTTCATGCAAGGACTATTCGTTCGACATGGACAAGAAGCTCGTTGTGAAAACATATTCTTCGATGACGGTTGCCGACATCATCACTGACATCAAAAATTCATTCCTTCCGGGAGGGTATACGGTGACGAACGTTGTCTGCCCTGTTGTGATCAACTATATTGCCTTCAACTACGAAATGCCTTCGAAGTGTTTTCAGCAACTCGCAACAATCACCGACTATGACTGGTATGTCGACGAGGCAAAGAACATATATTTCTTTCAGAAGGGTTCGTCATCTGCGCCTTTCAACCTCACCGACACGAACGGAAAATATATATACAACTCATTGAAGATCAAGAAGGACATCAAAAACATTCGAAATTCGATCATCGTTCGGGGTGGTACATATCAAGGGAACACCTACACCGAAGATCAGTCTTCGGACGGAAACAAGACGACTTTCACATTCGCATATAAATACAGCAACTACGTCGTGAAGGTGAACGGTGTCACAAAAACAGTCGGGATCGACTTCATTGACGATCCTGCAACAAAGGACTGCTTGTATAACTTCAACGAAAAGGCGGTCAAATTCCCTACTGCATCAAAGCCGACGGCCGGGCAGATTGTGACCATTACGGGAAACCCTCACATTCCGGTTGTGACAAAGATTGCAGACAGCGCATCAGTCGCACAGTACGGCGAATTTCAATATAAAATCATCGACAAATCTATCGCTTCAAAAGAGGCAGCGCGAGATCGCGCACAGGCAGAACTTGCAGGGTGGGCCGCGCAGATCAACGAGGGGTCATTCTCTACATACGAAACAGGCTTGAAGGTGGGCCATAAGATCAGAATTCAGTCAGCGAACCGCGGTATCGATGACTATTTCATCATTTCTCGAATTTCAAGCAAGATGCACACGCCAACGCAAATGGAACACACCGCAACACTTGTGACGAAACAAACATATGGCGTGATTGAATTCCTGCAGAACCTTCTTATTCAGAAGGATAAAGAAATCGAAATTTCACCCGATGAAGTGCTTGACCTCGTGCTACAATTTTCAGAAAGTTTCGGCTTCAGCGACTCAATGAGTGCGCCGACTACTTCTTCAGGTCCGTACAAGTGGCAACCCGACTCACTGTCGCCCGTTTATTCACCGAAGATCAAGTGGAACTTTTGGACTTGGTCCTAAAATGCTATACTATTTTATATGAACACTATGCAATCAAAATCAGGTATCACGGGACGATACCGCATCATCGGAACAGACAGCCGCACTGGAAAGGTTTTGACTCAAACGCCTTGGATTGAAAACCTCATCATGAACGGTTCGAATACCGGCGTGCAGATAGCAGTGCAAAGAATTGTCGGAACGCTGACATATGATCTGACGATCACGAAGGTGAAGATCGGAACAGGTACGAACGCACCTGCTGACAGCGACACTGACCTTCAAACTCCCGTATATACACAGAACGGCCTTGCTGCCGCAACTGCTGCGGGGAATGTC